GTTTCGCTGGGTGTTGTTACAGTTGTTGTTTCGGGTGTTGGTGTTGGAATAGGTGATGGCTCTGGTGTTGGTGTTGTTGCAGTTGATGTTTCAGATGTTACAGTTGATGTTTCGCTAGGTGTAGGTTCTGGTGTAGGTGTAGGTTCTGGAGCAGGGGCTACATATGTAGAACCAGTAACAACATTTGAATTTGCAGAGTAAAGGGAGAAGGTATCGTTATCTGATCTAATATGAAATGACCATACTGTTCCTGCTGGCATAAGACCATCTAGCAAGGAATGGTCAATTGTAATTGTTGTATTTAAAGAATTTGGTCCGCCAACATTTCCAGTAGCAATTCCCCAGCCATTGCACCCAGTACAATTAAAACTAATTGCATATCTTTCTGGTTGTGTGTTACCAGTGTCGGGTGCTTCCCAGTTTAATATTGTTGAGGTTTCTCCACTAATAATAGTTAAATTTCTTGGAGGTCCTATTGTTTTTACTACTGGTGCTGATTGTGAAGTAAATGCTGATGCTGGAATAATATCCATAGATCCAGACTGATCCCAATGAAGGAATACATTTGCTCCCCCGCCATTTTCATAATACATTAATTCTATTGTTTTTGGAACACCTGCTGTAAATGATATTGGGTCACTAATAGTACCTCCACCGCCTTTATCACGCCAGTCATCTGCTACTAAGACTCCATCAATATACAGTCTTGTTCCATCGTCTGCTGTTGCTAAAAACGATATTTCTTGAGTAGAATCACTTCTAATTGACCCTGTAAAGCGCACAATAACATCCTCTGAAGGGCCACCTAAGACACTCCCAGAACCCCACTGAAAGTCAATGTTGGGTACATTAGTAGTGACGACTGGAGAGGCTCCCTGGGGTATGTAGGGAGAACCATTTTGTCCTAGTACATTATAGACCTGAGCAGTTAAACCTTCTGCTGCGTGGGCTTTATCAATTATTAAAAGCAGGGGAAATAGAGCAAGGGATAATACCAATGCTACTCTCAATAACTTTTTAATACTTAACTCCTTATAGTCGTAGTGGTGATATGACTATTAAGGCTATTATATCATTTTTTAGGTACAAAAAAGAGGGCTAGCACTTGGCTAACCCCCTTAATTGTTGGACTAATTAAGCCTTAACCTTTTTTTGGATCTTTACGACCAAATCGGTTAGTGCTGTGATTTGCTTCTTAAGTGAAGCAATTAGTGCAGATACATCTGCAGACAACTTAGCAACTGCATCAACTGCAGCCTGTGCCTGTACTGTAGCAGCATCTGCAGCCTTTGAAGCAGCAATCGCTGCATCTGTAGCAGCCTGGGCTGCCTTTGCTGCCTCTTCAGAAGCCTTTGTAGCAGCCTTTGTTGCTGCGTTAGAAACTTCTGCTGATGCTGTTACTACAACCTGTCCAGCAAGTGGAAGTGAAGTTCCACCTGTTGCTGAGATCTTAACAACGTTTTCAGCCAAAGGCATAAATACCTTGTATGACTTAGCAGTTGATGTATCTGTTGTAACTGATGTTGCAGTTAGTACATCAGATGATGATCCAAATGCATAGTTAGGAACAATTCCACCTGTAGCAAATAGGTTAGCGTGTGTCTTTCCAGATACTGGAAGACCTGCTGCATCAAGAACCTGAACTGTGATAGTTGCTGCTTCTCCTGGAAGATAAACTTCCTTATCAAATGACAACTTAACAGTTGCTGCAGTTCCCTCTACACGAGTAGAAACTGGAGCAGATGATACTGTACCTGACTTAACAGTTACAGCGACTCCGCCTGTCTTGACTCCTGTAAGAGTGAACACTGCTTCACCATTTACGATTGTTGCTGCAGTTCCTGAATCGGATACCACTGAAACATCGCTTGAGAAAGCATTGAGTGTTCCTGCTCCAACTGTTACTCCAGCAGCATCATATGCCACTGCCTTAATTGTTGAAGCATTTGATCCTGTTGCAATAACAGGCTTGACTGCTGTTGCTACGATAGATGCAATATCTCCGTAGAATGTTACCTTCTCAGTTGCAAGAACTGCACCTGTAAGGGTTGTAAGAGTAATTGTTGATACTCCTGCTGTACCGTCAGCAAATACACCAATGTAATTTCCTGTTGGAATAACTACTGAGCGACCAAGAGCAGTCATAGTTGTAGCATTTGTGCCATAACCAATCATACCTGTTCCTGAAACTGTTGCAAGAATTGACTCAGTTGCTGCTCCGCCTGCTGCATTCTTAGGTGTAACAACGATTACCGCTGCTGCATCTGCTGAAGTAGCCTTTGGTGCATAAACTGTGGCATCTGCTGTTGCAGTTGTTACTTCGCCAGAGTTAAGAATTGATGTTGTTGTTGCTGCAGAAGGTGTAACATCTGCTGCTTTAACTGTTACTGTCCACGCAACTGATGGACCTGTTGCTGGACGAGTTGTAAGAATACGTGCTTCGTATGTACCCGCAACTGTTGGTGCTACCAATGAAACTGTAAACTTTGCAGTTACATATCCTGGTGTTCCAACTGTTGAGTTAACATCTGCTGAAAGGCTTCCTGCTGCAATTGTAACTACAGAGGTTGTTGTTTCAAGCAATGAGAGTGTTGCACTCTTTGATGAGCCTGATGGCTGTGCAAAAATAGCAGATAGCACCGTTGCTGTGTCTGCTGCTGTTTCTGAAATAAATGACAATGTTACTACTGCTGTAGCAGTCTCACCTGCAGTGATTGTATCTGTAGCAGAGTCAATCGTTAGTGCTGGTGCAATTACAGCAGCACTTGTCGGAAGTGCTGACATAACGCCAAAGGACATTGCTGCAGCGAGTCCTAGGGCAATTTTCTTAAATGAATTCATCTTTCTCCTTGTTTGTTTTATTCCAGCCTTGGGGCTAGAAATGCTATATTAGATTGAATTTGTCTAAGAAATCACGAACATCGTCCGTCATTTGCTTAGGTTCTAATTCTACCATAGATCTACGTTTCTCTGCAAGTTGAGCAGAAGACGAAGACCAAGTGTGTACTTCAATGACTGTATTAGTAGTCTTTGGGGTATGTGATATTGCCCCAAATACTGATCCAGCCAAAGCATCTGCCAAGTCTTTAGATTTTTTTCTAGGGTGATCTACACGATTACCTTTCATTATCTTTAACTCAGACATTTCTTCTAGCAATATTGGGATCATAGGAATTGCTACACGCTCTTCGTATATCATCATTGCTAAATCTTCATAGTGTTTTTTTGCAACAGAAACTGTTTCAGTTCTTATTCCTACCGCTTGCAATTCATTCTGAATATCAAAAGACTGCCAACGGTCAAAAGAAACCATACCTATGTTAAAGCCTTCTCTGCGAAGGTTAATGATCCAGTTTTTAACATCAGATAAGTTTACAGGTCCTTCTGCTCTTGGCTCCCACCAAGCAACAGCATCTACTACTACCATTGGGGCCACTTGTTCATAGTCTTTAATTACCTGAATGTTTACCCACTTATCTACGTGAGAAATTGCAACTGCACACTTATCGTGCTTTTGTGCAAGGTCAGCGTGGATGTAATAAACTTTATCTGGGTCTGGTTTAAATGACTCATCAAACCTTCTAAACTGGTCTAGAGGATTTCTTAGTGTCATAACTTTTTCTAGTTTAGTTCTATCCTTAAAAAATGCATCTGATGCATACGTAGGCATACAGGCAAAGCGCATCATTGCATCTGCAAGGTCTGTGTAAAAAGCAATCTTAAAGTCATCAATCTTTCTCGTAGGGTTTACTTCCCAAGTTGGTTTTTTAAATGCTAACACCCTTGGAATTTTGTATGAAAGAATGGTGTCTTCATCCCAAGAAATTTCAAACCTATTCCCTGGATCTTCGTGTGGCAAATCTGGATTCATAATAAAAGTATGCTTGCGCTCAATGGTTTCTTTTTCAGCAATGACTGATTCATATCTTTGTGAAATAAAGTCACCTTGATAACGGGGGAATGATAGAAGAACTACCTTTCCAAGGTCAGGAAAACGGGAGTCTACCGTACCACGAAATGCTTTATAGATATTTTCAGCAGTCTTGCCCTGCTCATTTCCAGTTCCAACCTCTGATGCAAAGCCAGAGATCTCATCAAGGACTGCCATAAACAAGTTCAAACCTTCGTGTGATTCACGTTCTGAGTGGCCAGAATAAACAGTGACAGATTTATCAAAATCAATTGAATCTGCCTTAGCATTATACTTTCCAGCAAACCAGGGGGATCTTTCAATCTTAGACTTAAAACCTTTAAAGAAAACATTCTTAGCCTGTTGAGCGTTAATAGCCACGTTAATAATATCAATAGCATCTCCTGCTGGCTTGCCATAGTACACTGCTGGGTCTTTAAGGCATAA